TTTTAATAATATTTTTCTAATTTCTTCAGCTCCATATTTTTTAACTGAATCTGATAAATCCTTTTCAAGAGGTAACTCAATATAATCTAGATGATATCTAGTTTTATATCTTATCATTGCTTTCATCCCGGATTCATCATTATCAAATAACACTATTAATTTTTTATAATGATGTATATCAATAAGTTTCTGTAGAGCACTTTCTGCAATCATACTATTTTCACTATCTGGAGCAATTGCTTCAATATTAGGTAAGGATAATCTATTAAAAGCCATTAAATCTTTTAAGGAAGATAAGATAATTAAATAATCTTTACCAATTAATTGCTCACTTCCCTGTACATAATTAGCTACTTTCACAAATTTCTGATCAGGTGTTTTAGGAAGATAAATTTTATAGAGACTACCATCATTTCTAAAATAGCCATACAAATAATTACGTTGTGTAATTAGTTTAGTACTTGTACCATCTAAATTATCCTTACTCATGTTAAAGAATTCTAAAGGTGCTACATTATATTTACTTAATGTTTTTGAACTGATACCATACTTAGACCAATAATCTTGATCAAGATTATTCCAGTGTCTTATTTGAAAATCAACTACTTTAAACCTATCATGTACTTGCATTATACTAGGTACATAAGAAGTATTATATTTTAAGAATGCTTCATAATCATTTTCTATCTTAAGTATAGCTTCATGATATTCTATGTTAAACATATACTTTATCAAAGATATGCTATCTCCTTGATAACCAGAAGAAAAGTCCTTAAATCTATACTCAAAAGATTCTAAATCTAAATAAATAAACATAGATGGAGTCTTCTCTGATTTAAAAACAGAAGCCAACTTTACATCTTGTCCATCAAGTTTTTCCTTGAGATTTAAATAATATTCAAATATCCATTCAATAGGTACAGTAGTTATATCTGTTAAGTTAATTGTAGAAAGCATATTAAGAATATTAAAATAGAAAGGGAGACCATTACAGATCTCCCTTCTAAATAAATTTAGTCTAAACTAAAATCTGTTGAAGCCTTTGCAGGAACTGTAAAGTCATCTGCATCAAAAGCTTCTACAGGCTTAACCTCTAGTTTCTTAAGATGTTCTGATTCTACATAAGTCATAACTTTATCTCCTTCTTGAGCATAAGCATAACCTGTCTTATTTCCTTTTGCAATCCATAAATCATGATTAGTATATCCTGACTTACCTTCATATTCTTTACCTGCTATACACATATCTAAATAGATATCTTTAAACGGTGCTTCATCATTGAATGCTTGAACTAAGTCTTCAATTGTGTCATATTTATCATTTTGTGCAATGAACCAATCATGTGTTCCTAAAGCCATACATAAATGCTTAAGGAAAATCATCATAGATTTATCTCTAAATATCTCTATACCTGATTTAGTTTTACCGTCAGCAAATGCATACTGACTAGCTTTTAATCTACCAATTTGGCCTTCATAGTGACCTTTACTTTCATCATCTTTATCAATTAAAAATCCTTCAAAACCTTCAATAGGCTTAGTTTCTATGTTAAACATTAAATGTTTAGCTCCTGGAATAAATTTGAAATCATCAAGATATACACTATTAATTTTCACTGTATGATTACCCGGTGCAATTGTTTTTGGTAATCCTCCGCCACCTTCTGGTAAATCTGTTGTACTTAAAGCCATTTTATTTGTTTTTTATTTATTTATATTTAAAAATATTTTGTCCCAGTATGTTTTATATTCACCTTCTGGGGTAATTTCAGAAATCATAATTTCTTGGTTTTTTAAGTGATCAGGTCTAGCACCACATGCTATGTCACCATCACTTTTGAAGCTTATATAATTAGCTTTACCTTTACGATACAGATAACCTATAGCATCTGAATTAGATATAGTAATTCTTTTAAGTTTACCAGTTAAATCTAAATCTGTTGCAGTAAAACTTGCACCAGCTTTTTCTAATAAGGTATCTTTTACGTGACCTAAAAAGATTACATGAGGAGCCCAAGTTAATATATAGTCAAGAACTTTAGTAAAAGCTTGTCTTGTCCAATAATAACCCGCACCATCAGGTAAACCTAATATAGTACCGTATTTTAATTTACCACCATCTTCTTCTTTAAACCAATTTTTACCCATCATTTATATTCTATTAAGTTTGCAATACTTAATACGTTCTCTTATGAACTGCTGCATATTTCTATACAGATTAGACTATATCACGTTCTCTAGTGAGAACTCTCCTATTTCCATCACCATTAGCTTGTGATGTACTCCCTTACGGGATAGTCGTTGAACCTTCATTATAAACAAAAATTTTCTTAATATGATTTAAAAAATCATCTTTAGTATAGTCTCTTTTCATATGATTACAAAATTTACAACAAGGCACACAATTATTTAAAACATATCCTATAGTATTGTCAAATCTATCTACACCATTATGTTTTATTTGCGTTGTTGTTTTGTTATATCTTTTAGATGTACTAGATAATCTAGGTTCTACTCCACAATAATAACAATCTTTTGTAATAATTTTTTTAAATTCTTCTAAAGAAATTAAAAATGTAATATTTCTAGCTGATGCTCCTTTTCTACATTGAGCATATAAACTTGAATAAACTGATTCAGGAGTCGCTCTTTTTTTACTTGTAAGAATTGCATTTTCTTGTCTGCATTTTCTACATGTATTTAATTTTTGAGTTCCTGTAAATCTATCACCTCTCATATATGATAAGTTATTACATCTTAAACATTTTATATCATAAAATCTTCTACTTTTTTCTACATGTGATAAACTTAAAACTTCTATATTATTAAAAGTTTTTCCAATTAGTTTATTATCTAATGCTGAATATTTATAAAGCTTGGCTGCTGATTGACTTTTCATATGTATCTTATTTATTATACAATATAGTAAAAATTTCCCATATAATAAAATTTACCCATATGAATTAAGTGTTCCCAGCAATTAAAGAGATTTTCATATAACATCACTGCTATATGCCCCAAGGACGTTTAGGGCTTTTGGAGTATAGTATTTCAGCATAAGGTACAATCATCTCTTCTAAAGCTGTAATAGTGTCAACTGCTACATATTTATAGGGATACCCTGCTTCTTTAATAGCTTTACCTATTTCTTTAATTTCTTCAAAAGAGTTAGCTTGGACTTTCATTGCACTAACATAATTAGAACCACCTTCTAAATCTAATAGAAGACATTTGTCTAATGTAGCTAGTAAACTTGTTTTACCAATCTTTGGTTTTGAAAATATAATAAGGTTTTTAGGATTAATTTCTGTTGGAGCAATTAATCCTGTTGGTAGTATCAAACTCATGATTTATTAATAATTTTATTTAACCATTCTTTTTGACTCACCGGTTTTTGCAACATAATAGCTGCAAGATCTCTAATTGTTAACATAGATAGAGGAGCATCCTCATCTGTGTTCATCAATTCTGTAAAATCAGGAAATTTATCAGACTCTTCATTTAGTGGATCTGCTTTAATTTCAATCTTAATCAATTCAGCTACTGGGATGAGATATCTTACATCTCCTTTAGCATTGGGTTCTGTTGTCTCATATTCTGTTTCATAATGGGGATTGTATCTCCATTTATATAAGGTACGTGTAGTATCTTCAGAATCAAGTTCTATACTTACAAATTCAGTATAGATATCTTCACCTCTTTTTAATTCACTTGGAAAAAATCCAAGCATATATTCTGTTTTACCATATGGTTTATAAGCACATTTTGGTATAAACAAAGGGTTATTAATATCTAAAATCTTAAATTTATGTTCATGTTCCTTGAATAGTTGTTCAGTTTTTTCTTTTCTATTCACAGGATCTTTAGTTGATAAACTCATTTTAAATTATTTAGTTCCTATTCTTTTTTCTTGTTGCGGAGGTGTTGCCATCTCTACAATTCTCATTCTCTCAAATTCAGCTTTGAAAAAGCTTAAACGGGTATCTCCATTCCTACATTTTAAAAAATGTAATACCATCACTCTTTCATCTTCTATTATAAATCTATCCGGCCCATAAAATCTTATCTTTTGTTTACCAGGTCTATTGATACCTATTACAGTGTCTGCATGTTGAAGAAGTGCATCAGCACCAAAAATATCAGATTCTAGCACGTAGTTTCCGTATTTACCGTCTTCAGATCTATCAGGATGATCAATATTCCTATTCAATTGACTTAATACTATAAACGTTATTGGATAAATCCTTTTAAGTTCTGTTAGGGCTTCCCCTAAGTTGTTTAATGTATCATGTTTCTCTCTCTCATAGGCAGCTTTTTTAAATAATAATGAATGATCTATAGTTATTAAGGTTTTTGTATATGTTTTTACAAGTTCATCAGATACTTCTGCATGTAAAGACATATATTTATGTATTATTTTTTTAAAATCATCAATTGTGCATGGTGTTTCTACTATATCAATAGGGTGTTTAACCTTCTCTTTAGCATATTCATAACATCTTTTTAAATCTTCATCAGATAATTTACCATCAGCACTACATAAGTATTTATAGGATCTTCCTATAGCACTTGAATATTCCCTAATAGCTGAAGATCTTGCAAGCATTTCAAATTGAAATTGTAATACTCTAAAATTTTCAGTTGGGTTTAATATAAAAGCTTCTCTTATGATCTGTTCTGCAATTAGAGTCTTACCACTTGCTGGTCTTCCTCCAATTACAATCATTGTATTCCATTCAATTCCATCTGTTAATGCATCATTAAATTTAGGCCAAGGAGTTGCTAAACTTCTAATTGCACCAATTTTTCTACCTTTTAGGTAGTGTAGTGAATCTTGAAAGCCCTCCTTTTGACTCTTCCACTCTACTGGAACAGTTTTTTTTGCATCACTCATGAAGTATTGTATTAATTGGTTTTAGCTCCTAATTTAGCTTTATTATATAAAGTATGAAATATTGTTATAATAGTTTCAATTCCTAAATATTGTAAAATAGTAATAGGATTTATAAAAAGATTGATAATATAATAACTTAAGACACTACCGGCTAAAGCTATTATGAGTAATTTATATTTAATCATACAATATTTTCTCTAAATTTAAAATCATCTTCTTCTAATCCTTTTTCTACCATATTGCAATAATTAGCTAATTCAGAATCAAAACTTCTTTCTACAGAACTTTGTTTTCTGATAAAATATTGAGAAGTCCTCATATATTTCCAACCACTCATTTCAAATTCATTCACATATCTTGCTGTTGCCTCAAATATTGTAGCCCAAGTATAATTATGATTATTAAAAAACCATCTAAAACCTGTTTCTATATTTTTGGGACTGCACCTAGCGGGTTTACCACTTGGGAGTTTAAAGTTAGGAAAAATACTTAAATATTGTTCAATATTTTCCATATAATTTTCACCCATTACTGTAACGGATGTTTTAGCTTTACTCACTGTAAAGTACTTATCTATTTGATTTACAAGATCTTTAGCTTTTTGAGTTAAAGCTTTAGTTTCAGTAAGCCATTCATCATTTTGTAGTTTAGCACATTCAATTGATGCATTAATAAATTTGTTAGGTACTATATTATGATGTAAGCTATGCAGATAATAAAAAGCATTAGGTGTCATACCTGCTTTTAGTAATTTGTTAAAAATTTCATTCATTTTACCACTGTATAAGATAATTATAATTTTTTTGTATTAAGTCTGTAGTTTTCTTAAACACATCTCCGCAATCCCATTCAGTGTCATTGTTAAATAACATGAGTGCAGGATGAGTAATCATAAATTTGTAATTGTTATCATTTACAGCATCTGCCCATTGCTGAGCAGTCTTACCCATATAAATGTATACTAAACCTGGACAATTCCATGTTAAGTAATCAAATAAGTAAGCTAAAAAAGTTTGCCAGATTGCAAAATGCTGACCCGGTTTACCTATAGTTGTTGTCAAAGCTGAGTTAAGTAAGAGTATTCCTTGATTACTCCATCTTTTAAGATCTGTATCTCTACCAACTGTATTACTATTATTATATACAGTTTTATCTATTGCATCAAGTAAATAGGATAAAACTTCAGGTTTTTCTGATGATGTACTTAGACTAAA